TAGATTGGGGCATTTGAATATAATATTTGAAGATTTCAAACAATTAAAGAAACGCAGCTAGTATAATACAATATGGAAAGTAAAATCTACAATGAGATATCCAGACTCGTGAGGATGCGTGAACTTTGTCACGAAACGTATCTAGTAAATTTGGAAGATGTTCAAGAAAAAATTGAAAAGGTTAATAACCAAATTAAACAGACTGAGTCTACTGTAAAGATTGAAATACTAGAAAGGCAGCGAACCCTTTACAATAAAGAGATTAGAAAACTTGACAATTCTATGGAGAAAACCACCGATACATTAAACCAAAAAATTAACGTACTTCAAGTTCAGCTAAATAATATACAGAAGGAAAGGGAATCATTTGAATATAATATTGAAAAAATTAGAAATGGTATAGAAAATGAAAATACGGGTGATATTTTCAACCTGTTTTCCAACGTCCTCAACGCATTAGAAATTCTCAAGAAGGAGACAAACGAAATCGATCAAAAAAGTGAACACTCGTCTTAAAATTGTAATACATAAGCATACAGTACGCGTCCGCTATATCATGCTTCCTNTCGTATGGAATGGTATCCAAATCTATATACTTTCCCATCTTGACAAGAACACGCTCTTTCCGCTCCTCGTAGTTTAGATGCCCCATCCCAAAGTGTGCGTGTATTGTCAGGGGTGAAATCAATAGAACCTTATCTTTGAACATATAGTGGAGTAGAATCTCAATATTCGTAAAGCCTTGGGGTGGTTGTCTCTCTATGAGGATCCGCTCAGCCTTATCGAACACCTCTCTGTGGTCATCTACAAATAAAGGAACCAAGTCAACAAAGTCATTACTGTAAATGTATTTGTAGTCTTCCAAACTCACCTTTTTCATGTACTCAACTTCTATCACTGGCCCATTCCCACACTCAGCGAGGACGAGACCCATATTGTGGAATCCTATATCTATGGCCAAGACCTTCATGTCTTTATGTCAAAGATTTTCTTTAATAATAGTATATGAAGAATAAGACTAAGATTCAAACACTGTGGGTGGCTCTCGTCGTACTCATCGTCGCTGTAACCTACCTATGGAAAAATCCCCGAGTCGTCACGAAACCTGTGACTCCCCCCCCGGCTCCACCCCGTAGACCATTTTTTAGACAAAAGCGTGAACCCGAGTTTAGGGGTCCCCCAATTAAGGAGTACAAACCCGGTCACATGCAGCAGATGGGCTTACTTACCGGACCAGGTGATGAGACCCTCCCCCTCTACGGCAAGGAGGTTCGTGGTCGCCGTGATAGGTACCACTACTATACGACCACGGGTGGTGAAAACCTGTACCCGGTCCCCGTGAGTCACAACGCTAGAGACTGTATGGAGGACATTGGCTGCCAGGAACTTTATGGAAATGAAACAGTCTCAGTGACTGGTAAGACTGGTTCATTTGGGGTTAATATGTACAGAACTGATAATTTTTTCTAATCTATCAAATCTCGACGCCTAAGTTAATTGAAAAAAAGGGGATTTAAAAAGTAAGATGGTTAAAGTACGGAGTATTCGTGAAACTTCTTCCCGGATTGTAGTGGAAATCGAAAAAACCCAATTCAAACCATCCGCGAAGGAGAAGACGCTCATAAAAATTACAAAAGAGGCTATAGACCAGCTCAATAAAAGTCGCGATGAATTTGATTTTGAAAGGAAAGAATACAACAATCAAATAAAAAAATTGAAAGAGGAGGTGAAAGAAATGAGGACACATTGTCGCGATGTCCAAAAACAGATCACACGGGCAAGAGCGCACGCGACGGGGCTTCGTTCGAGGCTCCGTGAGGCGGCAGCTAAGCGCCGTGTGGAGGCACAGGAGAGGGCGAGGATCGATGAAAAGCGCCGTGTGGAGGCACAGGAGAGGGCGAGGAACGATGAAAAAGAAACCCGAAACTTCGAGCATAAGATTTCGAAGGTAAAACTCCTGGCAGTTGAAAACCTTTTAAAAAAAATGGGCGCTGGACCAAGTCTAGTGAGGACGTCCAAGGGGGTCTATGGTTGCGTCGCGAAGTCCCCGAATATCATGGGTAAACGTTCAACGACAATTGCCGCTGGTATCGTTCACTATTCAACTGAACCCAAAATGACAACTCAAGAGAGAAAGGAGTTTTCCAAAATTTCGGGTGTTTCCTTGCTCTCCATCAATAATATGACACACTTGATTCAGGAGCATCTCTCTAGTTCCATTCGTCGATGAGTTTTTTCGTCTTCTCATACATACCCTTAGCGTGGAAGGTATCCTCCTTGAGATCCTCCCAAATTGTGAGTCGATGTTGTAGAAAATTTAGAAATTTCTCTGGATCTTCGGGGGACTTGTAACGAACTTTTTCACCCTTAATTGCCTCTTCCATCACAGCAGAACGCATATCCATCGAACGCTTGTCAATCTCATCAGGGGTGAGACGTGTAAATACCTCAACCTTTTTGCTGCTCATATATACTCAAGGTGACGCAAAACTTTATATTACCTACTATAAACAATGAAGAATAGTTCAACCCGAGATGAATCACGTAAAAGTTTAAATTTTGTTCATCAACCGGTCAAGTCTCGGTTTTTCACGATTTATAAACACCGAGACCTCGATTGGGTCTCGCGAGAGCTCAACGGAACCGTGTGTATTTAATGGATATACATGTTGCACACGAATCAAATCTACTGTAACATGTTTCTTATCCGAAGCCTGACTATAGTGAACAGCCAACGCAGCCGCATCCTTCTTAGTTTCTTTTGGTAAGAAATCTCCATCATAAGAAACTACGATATGTGAACCTGGCCACCCCTTGACATGAAGCCACCAATTCGCCGCATGACTCGATTCAACGAGTTCATAATTCTCCTTGGCATTTGTACCAACTCTAATAGTAATTCCATCCAGGGATTCATATATCTTCATGTATGAATATAATCTGTAATCTTTATATAAAATGCACGTCGTCCTAAGACCCAGTCCCTCGGTCACCCACAGGTACAGAGTAACTTTGCCATGTAAAAGATCGATAGATTTTGGGAAAAATGGGGTTGACTACTATGTGGATCATGGAAATCCCCGCATAATGAGGGCACAACTTCTTAGGAAGGGGGCGATCCTACCCAAGGAGGTGCGAATTGAGAGGGATCCCTATGAAATTCACAGGGGTATGTTGAAAGTTAAGGAAAGTACTATGGAAGATTGGGATACCTACCTTTCTCAAGATTTTTGGGAGCGTTGGTTACTCATGTCATACCCAGATATGCATAAATCCAAGCTTTGGATGGCGACACAGGAGGGTGTACTCTTCATGCCCGTACCCGAAGATTTCTGGTTCTGCTCTAAACACCCGTAGACCCAAAGCCACCCTCACCCCGGAGAGTTTCATGGAGGAGACCAATTTCCTCAATGGGTGGGGTCTCACACCTCTCTAGGACCAACTGTGCGACGCGGTCACCCTTCTTCACTTCAAAATCGGCATCCCCCATATTGAAGATGACGACGGAAATTTCACCGGTATAGTCTGGATCGATGACACCGGCACCAATTTGAATGCCATGTTTTACAGCCAACCCAGACCTTGGAGCAACCCGACCATATACCCCCGGGGGGAGTGATACCGCGATGCCCGTGGAGATGAGCCCTCTTTTGCCTTTTGCGATAACCCCATCACAATTGCTATAGAGATCGTAGCCGACAGCACCATCAGAACCTCGAGTAGGTAGAATAGAATCATATCCAAGTTTTTTGACCCCGAGGGACATTATACATCCTTAAGGCGCTTATTCTTTAAGGCGCGATAGGTCAACATACATATTCCACAACTGAAAATATTGAAAAAGAGTTGACAGGTCATTACATGTATTCTCACATATAGGTTTTTATCATCATATAAGAACCATACAACTAAAGACATGAAACTTTCATACCAAACACGAAAGAATACATTTGTAAATAGATATATTTTCCGAATGGTTTGATTTCTTGGAAATATGTGTTTGAGTACCAACATAGATGTATCAATTTCAACNAACCCCAGATATGCNGTAAGNTAGGCTTCTTCNGGGGNATACANAGGTCTNANAGCGTAAATTAAAGCCATGATATGGTGTAGTATAATGAGTTTAGGAAACGAATGTATAATCCTGGGTTGTATGTAAATCCATACAAGTTCGTAGGACATATAAAATGTTAAGGCGTGGGTGAGAAACATTGGATACACCACGTAGCCTAAAAATATTTCTGAAACACATAGAGTTGAAAATGGTATCAGAAAACAAGCGGATGTAATATTGTGGACATCCATTCTATATAAGTTTTGAACATTTTTAAATATGGATTTTTCACATTTAAAAATGCACTCAAAGGGTTTCGAACCCCTGACCTCAAGCTTACTAAGCTTGCGCTCTACCACTGAGCTATGAGTGCGATATGCT